TTTTTTGTCATAATTATTCCTCTGCGGGTGGGGTTTCTTCTGGTCTGCCACCTTGCTCTGGATTTGCGGCTGAACCTGCAATATTTGCAGGAACTCGCGGTTGATCAAATCCGTCAATCTTCTCAAGTCTCAACGCCTCCCTTGCTTCATTCGGTGTTAATATTCCCGTGTTTACAAGTGTAGCGTAGTAAGCTGCCTGGTCTTTCAACTCAGGCTGAAGTGCTGGCGTATCGCTAACATCTTCGTTAAGTTTAAAACCGAAGAACCTCTCGAAAGCATATCCCATCTTTCTAATGATAGGTAATATGGTTTCTAAATAATACAGACGGTGATTAGGTCTAATGTTTGCATTATTCCCTCCGTCCAATAAAATCGGTGGAATACCCATCGCTTCTAAAATTATCTTTTCATTCGACGTTATTGCCGCTTGAAAGTCCAAATCTTTGAAGTTAACTTCCGTTAGGTTTTCCACTTCCAATCCACCATCTAGGAACAACGGTCTACGTCCTCCTGATTGTGGGTTATATCTAGCAACCCAAGCCTGTAACATTCTTTCTTTGATTTTCTCAGAAAGCGTGTTGGGTGACTTAAGTACTAAACCTGGTACTGCTCCGTTCTTGAAAAAGTTATCTTGGAATCTTCTCATACTTCCAAGTAACTGCATGGTTCTCCATGCTGGCTTCAATCTAGGAACTCCTCTATAAATAGAGTTAAAACTGTTCTCTTTAATGTGAATGATTTCACTAGGACTATACTCAATACCGGAGTCATAAACATATTTGTCTACGTAGGTACTCTCATTAGTCTCTATTGTTACGTGTTCTGCTGGCAAATGATAGAGATGTGCTCCATCATAATATACAAAGATATTGCCGTCTATAAGTAGGTCAACGATTAGATTTCTTTTAAAAGCACTAATATCCTGAAAAGGATTTGGTTCTACATTAAGTAGTATTTGTAACTTACTTCGTCTGACATTCTTTACTACGCCATTAACACCTAAAATCTTTTCGCCTACATCGAATGGTATATCCGCAGCGTCGTCCACTATCATGTTGACTGCTCGGTTTACCACTTCTAATTGCTCGTAAGCATTTCTGTAGTTAGTTGTTACTTCACGACTAGAAAGAGAACCGCCTTCATCATTGGCGATATGAGACTGAGAAGGATTTAACTTCTCGTAGTCCTCGCTAAAGGTTGTTCTTCCTATAATCCTGTCATACCATGCCATATTTGTCTCTCTGTATACTCACCCATCTTTCTTGTTTTAGTGCTGTTACTACTCTTGGGCGTTTGCCGTAGATGGAGTGTAGTTTCATATGATGCTCGTGACATAATGTAACAGCTGCGTCGTAAATTTCTTTAGTGTGTTCGGCTATAAACTGTTCACGGAGATTCAATATATCTTCTTCGCCAGTTATTTTAATCTTATTCTTTCTCAACCAAATTTCTAACAACTCTGTTAGACCATGAAAATGATGAAAGTCTAGATTCTGCGTAGATTTACAGATATAACATTCCGTTCCTTTGTCGTACTTAGACTTAGCCTTGTCCCGAACATATTTAACTAGATCTCGTTTTAGTTCCATAACTTATTCCATTCCTTAAATTATACTATCATTTGGGGGTGTTGTCAAGAACTATTTTTGTGCGGTGGTCATTAGAAGCTAGTGACACTTGTCTCGAACGAGTACATCGCATAGCGTAGTGCATCTGCCATATGAGAAGCATAGTTGTGTTTTGGTTTCTCTTTTAGTAAATTAGGATTGGGATCCCATTGGTACTGATCAAGGGAGCTTAGACTTTCGTGACATCTTTGGTCAACTATTAGTGCATCATTATCACAGATCGCTGCTACATGACCGATTCCATCAAGTACAGATTTCTTTGCGTTAATAGTAGTAATGTCATAGTTTTGTGCAAAGTCAAACCTTGTTTGCTGTGCCGCCGAATCAATATAGATATAGTCTATATCATACTTATGAATTAGTTTCTGTATCTCAATTGCGTGTTGTTCTGTGGTTCTTTCTGAGTTTAAATATTCATCTAATAGATAGTATTTTCTAGCGTCCCAGTCATACGCAATTACACAGAAAGCTGTAGGGTCTTTGAAACCTACGTCCATTCCTGCGAATATGTCCATACCCGTTAGGTCTAGCTCTGCTAAGTCCTGTTGGCACTTCTCCATATTGAACCCCCATACCTGGCCTTCAAACACATTGAAGTCTGCCATATACTCTTGGTTGAATTCGCTTTCTGACATAGTTTTTCGTGCTTCAATAATGTCTTGGTCTGAAATACGTGGGTTTTCGTGGTAAGTGGCTTTGACACTTGCCCACTCTGGAAAGTCTCCTGAAAATCCTCTGTACCAAAACTCTGCAAACCAGTTGTTCCTACCACGTGGAGTAGAGATGAATATGGCTTTTGAGTTTTCTTTGTCTAGTGTAGGTCGTAGTGCGACGTTAAAAGCGTCCCTTCCATCCACGAGGGCAGCTTCGTCGAAGATGATAAGGTCATAGGACCTACCAACGACTGAATCCACTTGATTAACCGATCCCATACGGATCGTAGAATTGTTCGAGAGTTCGATAACTTTATCTTTTGCATTGTCTTTAATTACCTCTAAGTCAAAATGTTTAATTAGTGTTCTCTGAAGGTCGAATGATATCTGTGATAGCGAGTAGTTAGGCGACATTAACAAAACGTTAGCGCCTGGTACTAAACATATTAGCTGAGCGATTACGTTCGCTATATATGTTTTCCCTTGCCTACGTGATACTGCTGCAGTAACAAAACGATACTTCGGGTTATTGATTGAATTGATAATAGCTTTTTGGGTACTATTAGGTTCTATTCCTAATAAGTCCATATAACCATCTATTGGGAGTTTGATGAATCTGCGTTCATCGAAAGACATGAGTTCGTCTGATACGACGTCTTTCCTACTTATTTCTAGCATTAGTGTATTGTTTCTTCTGTGAATAAGGACTCTACGTCGTCTAATAGACCTTTGTCCTCTACTATATTATAGAGGTACATGAAAGCAAGGGCTACATTCTTCATGTCGAACTCTTTACGAGTTAGTTCCCTTTTGGATTCAACTAAGTTAACGGCTGCTGTAAAAGCACTCGCATTAACTATATTTTCTTGTAACCAAAGTGTTCTTCCGTCCACTGCCTTCATATTTTCTCCGTTTGTTTAACGTCTAGTGTTGATTGGGACACCTTTAACTGTTGCGGCTGATGCGTAGATTCTATCTTCCATATCCTTAGATATGTACTCAGAAGCTCCTGCTTCTAAAGTAAATGAACCTTGTACATCTGTGCCCGACGGTCCGTTAAGAATAGTAACAGTCGCTTCTGCAGCGGCTAAATTTACTAATCTTACTTCGGGCGCTAGCTCGAAGTTACTGGCTGCTCCTGCGGTAGTACCACAAGCAGCCTCTGCCCCTATAAATCTTGTTGACATAATTTATTCTCCTAAAATGTCTTCATTAAAAAGACTGATGCGCTGTCCATTACCTGGCCATGTCTAGCAGAGTCAAGAACTTCCATTCCCATTCTCCAACCTTTTACATCTTTTGAAATAGTAAGCATTTGATACGTATCGTCATTTTCATAAATTGCATGACGTAGACTTAAGTCAACCCAAGTAACTGCAGGCATCATTAAAGTGACTTCCTTATAGTTCTTGTCTGCATCGTCCATGTCAGTCCATACGCTCATTTGCACCCAGTGATTTCCACCTCTGACAAACCACTCTTCTTTGTGGTCGATTGCTTTATCATCGTATCTATACTGAATTAAACCGCCACCAACAGACCATTTGTCCGTTAATGCCATGTCATATCCTGCATATAAATCATATTCGTAGCTAGCATCTCCGATGCCGTCTACTTGTCCTACCCATGTGCCGACGTAAGCGCCGCCAATATTGTAGTTAGCCCAGCCTTGCATTGAATTACCACCCATAGTTTGGCTCTCGCCTCTAAATAAGTAATCGCTGGCATAGCCAACTTCGCCTTCTACATTTCCTGCGTAAGATGTGATGCTCATTGAGCAGAGTATCAGTGCTGCTAATAGTTTATTCATTTATTTCTCCCTATTACTTGTGAGAGCAATGCCTCGCGGATCTCACCACGAGGTAATGCTGTCAACTCTTTTGTTGTGAGAAGGCGGTGCAACTTAGCGCGTTGCTTATAAATGAGTATCGCGGTAGCCTTCTCAATAGCGAATATCATTGTAGGTATAGATAATTTGTTCTCTAAAGTACGTTGTTCAGTTGTCTGCATAACAGACTCCTTAAATTAGTCAAGTAGAGGGTTTCTATCTTTAGCCTTGCCAATATTTAGTGCAAAACGATCAATCCATTTATATACCTTAGCCCATAGTGCATCATCAGCAGGTGTATCAGTCATAGCTACTACGGCTGAACATACTGTAATGAGTATAGGTAAGACTTGGATTAGTCCCCACATGAATTTTATCAATTCAAACATTCTATTCTCCCAGAAGGTTACCCCTTCCCTTTGCTTCTTACTTGTTAGGCCCTAAAGATACAGGTCTGGCCATTCCGCCAGTCGCGTATACAGAAGCGCTAGAAGCGTACAACTTATGGAATTGTCTCCTTTTCCATAAAATCATAACTTCACCTGGCTGTAATCGGCATGTGCCCATAACAACAGGTGTTTCTGCAGATGTACAATAAGAAACAGTTTGAACATCAGAAGACTCATTTACTAGTCTAACGTATGTCAACCTATCCCCACATGTTACTGCAGTTTCTATAGTGGTGGGCAGAGCAATAACTGCTTGTCCCGGTGAAAATGCTAACATTTTACTTTCTCCTTTACCATTTGACTTTGTCGGCCCAATAAGCGGCGGACATTTTACCTCTCGCAATATTCTTTGCGTGCCTTGCTTTAAAACTCTTTCTCTTTGCCTTCATACGAGCTGACTCGCCGGCTTTTGGTTTACCTGCTGTCTTTGCTCCTTTCTGTCCAAAACGAATAGTCTTAATTCGACTTCCAACTTTAGCCACAACAATGTGTGACTTAGTCTTGTGTCCAGGTGTTCTTTTGGGTTTATTAAATCCTTTTACACCTGCTCTTTTAATTCTTGGGTCTCTTTTACGACCCTTAGGTTTACTTCTTCTTCTTACTGCCACGCTTCTTCTTCCTCTTTTTCTTGAACCCTGCCTTCATGAAAGCGTATGCTTTAGGAGAAATAGTAGATTTTTTCTTTGACCTACTTTTACCCTTCTTCCTTCTTTTGTTGATGTTAGCGTATAAGCTCATTACTTCTTACCTCGCTTTTTCCCCTTTTTCTTCTTTGGACGACCACGGGTCTTTCCATATGTTCCTTTACCTGATGGCATAGTTACTCCTATTTAAGAAGGCTTTTCGG